GTGTATAAAATTTCATCATAAAAGAGTTGGTTTTTGTTGAGCAATTACAATTCCTGATCCAAATATTTCATTATACTTGTTTAGAATTTTAATGTCAACACCAGTTTTAAACAACACATGATTATTGTTAATTGTTACAAATTTTGTATCTGAAAAAATTAACCATGGTTGCATATTAAGTGTAACTTGACCTGATGATGTTGGTACAAGTCCAATGACACATGGATTTTTAATGGTATAAGTCTCTAGTGATATTTCTTGTAATTCACCAACAATTTCTTCACCGCTGACCAGATGAAATAATTTAATATTTTCCATTGTATTCCTCAAAATAAAATGGGGGCATACTGCCCCCAAGATTACAAATAACCTCTTATCATTAAGTCTTCTTGCCTTTTTTTAAAATCTGCGGAATCCACAGATTGAGAAAGATAGTAATTTATGTACCATTTATCATGGCCATACATTCTATATCTTTTACCTTCAGCAATGCCTTCCAATATACTTAAAAATATGTTTTTAATTTTGTTCCACATAATTATGTTTATTTTAGATTCGAATTATATGTGTCTTCAGTTAAAAACTGACGCTTGGATTTTTTTTCCTCAAACTCTTGAACTTCAATTTTCTTTGGTTTTTTATGTTCTGGAATAATACGCTCAAGAACAATTCTAAGCATACCATTTACAAGAGATGCATTATTAATTTCAATATGATCATCTAAAGCAAACGTGCGAGTAAAGGCACGATTGGCAATACCTTTGAACAAAAAGTTATCACTATCATCTTTTGTATTTCCGGAAATAACAAGTTTATTGTCATCTAATGTAATGTCAATTTCTTGTTTTCCAAAACCAGCAACAGCAAGTTCAATAACATATGTATTATCACTTGTTTTGCGAATGTTATATGGAGGATAATTAGGAATGCTTTTAGTCATGTCATCATGCATTTTGTAAAGTCGATTGTAAGTTTCATCAAATCCTACAAAAAACTTATCAAAATCTTTAAATTGACCAAAAATGGAAGGTAGTTGTGTCATAGTTTTCCCCTATTAAGCGAGTAAAATTAAATTGCCACCCCAAAGGCATGGCGGTAAATGCGCGTTTTATATTGCCACAGGTCGCACCCCCTACTTCTCTCATTTCGAGAGTATTATTATTTATATAATTATGACTGCCAAACCATGCGACGCGACACAAAATATTTAGTATGGCCTTCGGTATTGAGCGTTTTGCGAATTCTAAACCCCATTCTGCGAAGATCAGAGATTCGTGCACGAAGATTCTTAATACCAAACAATGCACGAGCCTGTGGTGCACTTAAACCACGATTCGTACCGCGAAGGTAAGAAATAAGATATTCAATCTGAGTTTTATTGATTTTTACAAAAGACATAGTATTACTCCATTCAAAGTTAATGATTAAAACGGCAATGTAATTTCATTGCCAAAAAACATTATAACATACTGATATGTAATTGTCAATCATTTATTAGTTATTGATTAATATGATTTTTTCTTTGTTCCTATACTATATTTCGTAATAAGTTCCCAATCATTTCGTTCGTTATAAGATAGAATCTTAATTTGAGACAAAGGTGCAACAGGTACTTCTACTGCATTTTTATTTACTATTTTAATTAAGCCCCATTCTTCTAATAGTTTGGCAATTGTATTTCGTCTACCAACGTCATTATCATCAAAATCAGTTGCTTTGCCATCAAGTGCAAAAAGTTCTTTAAAATGCACAATGTAGTATTTGCCTCTCTTATGTAGAATATGACAAGATTGATATAGTTTTTTATCTTTTCTAGATGCTATGCCAATGCGACTAAGTGTTTCTTTTACTTTTAGAAAGTCATCTTCCTCTTGTAGTGTCACCTCTAATAAATTTTCAACACTCATTTTTCTTCTCCTTAATGATAGGTCCACCTTTTTCTAATTTCGACTTTATAATTTTTATTTGTTCATCGGTGAGAAGTTTAATGATATCTTTAGATTTCGATCTACTATAACCAAAATATTCTGAAATGATATCTATTTTCTCAATTTTTTCTTTTTTCAACCACTTGCTCCAACGCTTTCGTGGTCTTACACTATTTAGTAAATAGAAAAATTGAGGTTTTTTGTCAAGTAAACACATACAATTCATTTCGTTTGCATAAAGAACTGTGTCAGAAAAAAAAGACAGTCCTCGATTTATAATGTAAGAATCATAGATTTTTTCTGCAAGTTCATCATTATCTGTTCCAATCATAAGGTTTTCTTTGCTTTGATTAATTGCATTAAGAAAGTCAAATAATTTCATTTTGCTTCACATGACATCATTACTTCAACTAGAAAAGCAACCATATTAATTTCTTGATCAGCAACAAATGCAGACTTGTATTGATACTCGCCTAGCAATACAACAAGTTGTGGAACAGATTGCGGGGTGAAATACTCTACAGCATGATCGAAAAAGTTTCGATAAAGAATAGAAGGTTCGTTATCAAGATTATCAATAACCCACTTACGCGCAGTTGTAAAGTCTTTATCTTTGATTATTTGCATGAGTTTCTTCATTGAAGCATCAGAAATGTTTGCAAGTAAGCCTGTATCAATTTTGCCCGTAACAGAATAACGCTGAAGTTCATTCAGCACTCTACGCCAATCGGGAAAGTGTCTAAGAATTAATTCTATAATGACTTTTTGATCATATTCAATTTTCTCAGTTTTGAGAATTATTTCCACGCGTTTCATAAATTGAGACGCGAGTTTTGGTTTATCAGATGCTATTATTTTAAATTGTATAACGGAACATCTGGAATGTAAGGGAGCAATAATACGATTAAGAAAGTTACAAGTAAGTATAAAGCCACAATTAGCAGAATACTCTTCCATGAAGTTACGCAGAGCAGGTTGCGTAGACTGTGGGTTAAGATAGTCAGCTTCGTCAAGAATGACATATTTTCTACCTCCTTTAAAAGATATTGATGAAGCAAAGTTTTTAATTTCATTGCGTAAAGTATCAATATTACCATCTATAGAACCATTGATTACAATGTAAGAACAATCAAGTTCTTCAAGCATTGCTTTTGCAACAGTTGTCTTACCTATGCCGGGCCCGCCGACAAAAATAAAATTTGGTATTTCTTTTTGATTAACAAATTCAATAAAAGTTTGCTTTAGATCATTTGGCAGAATTGCATCTGCAATTTTTTTAGGTCGATACTTTTCGACCCACAAAAAATCTTCCATCATATGACACCTCATTCATAACATAAAAATACATTCTAATACAAACAATATTAGAATCACAAATCATATTTAGAACCAACTTCGGTCGCAATCCAATACTCTAGTAATTCTTTTTTAGATTTGAAATGTGAAACTCCTTTTGAAGAAATTTGCACTTCATAGTCGCCAAGAATCATCTTAAAATTTTCTGTAACAAAAATAAATTGAAATTCTGCACTGGTATCGCCAACATCGATAGAAAAAATATCAGAGTCTTGATTCTTTGCATCAAATGTGATAATTGAAATTTTTTTATGATTTCCTCTGACAGCAATGTTAGGCAAACCTAAAACGCCAGATAATTTAAGAACCTGCGCAAGATTATTTTTTGTGAGTGCAAATTTCACTTCAGCATTTTGCACTGGAATATCTTTATCAGGTGCAGCAACAATCATAGTTTCATCAGAAAGTCTATAAGTTGTTTTTGATGTGCCAGAGTCAATCTTTATATTGTTTGCATTGACAGTTAAGTCTGGATCATTCATTGAAGACAGAACTGCAAGAAAACGATTCAAATCATAGATTGCAAAGTTTTTAATAAAAGATTCTGTAACGATTGCTTTTGCAAGTATATTTTGCTGTTTGCTTACTGTACGCAAAGTATTACCAGATTTGAAAATCAAACCTTGATTAATTGTAGCAAAATTACGCAAAATATTGACAGTGTTTTCAGATAGTTTCATTATTTATTTCCTTTCATTTATATCATGATTATATAAAGCAATTATAGCATAGTGAATAATTTTTAACAAGTCTTTACGATTGTATCCATCTTTTTTTCCGTAACGTTGTGCATATTTTAAAATATTACCAATACAAAATCCATCACCATGTCCACCATCAAGAATAAACTCAGTGGCTTGAAATTTTGTTTGAGCATAGTGCTGTTTGTAAGTATCGTTAATATATTTTTTCACTTCGGCAAGAATGCAATCTTCGTTAAATTTATATGATGGATCAGATTTTTCTAGTTGCTCTGGTAATTGCCATAAAATGGAATGATCAAGTGTTGATACAATCACACTATTAACATCATCGTTGTCAAATTCTGACATCATTTTTTCCTATCGTTTAGGCGATTCTTCATTTGCGGTTGGCGATGCACCAACGGCAGCCAAAGCAGCAAGAGAGCCTCCAAAGATATAACTACCATGATGTTTTAATTTAAACCACGGAAGCATCCATACAGATGATCCTGATTTTCTTGCATACTGACAGAACATATAATCTTCAGAAAGATAACGCTTTGAATCTGGATCAATCACACAATCAAAGTATGCCATGATTTCACGAGTACCATCAAAGTTTTTAGTGCGTGTATGATCTGGCTTATATAAGCGTTCTGGCCACATTTCAGCAAATCGTTCAAACACTTCACGCTTAATCATCATAAAGCCCGTACCACCCTCCTTTACTTCAACTGGTTCTTTAATGCTAAACCTTTTAATACCATCAACTGGATTG